TGCCTATGTATTTTTTACCATTCGTCAGATTAGTTATCTGATACACGAACCCGTAATTATCACCAATCAAGTCTTCCGTAAAATCTTGGCCATTATGTTGCCAGTTTAGTCCCATTCTCCATTGTCCATTTCATCATCTTCATCATCTATATATTCTTCTGATAATTCTTCGATGATTTCACCACAAAAAGGACAATGTTGTGGTAGTTCTTGAGAGACCATTTCTTGCATAAATTCTACACTATATGTTGATTCACAATTAAGGCAATCGCCTGAAAGGACTTTGTTAGTCATTTTTTAAACCTTTAGTGGGCCCAAACATCACCCCAATCTCCAGACAGAGCACCTTTCGCATAATCGGTTGCTCTATTCTCAAAGAAATTAGTATGTGTTGGAGCGTTAATCATTTCCTCTACCCAAGGTAAAGGATTCTTTTTCACTTTGAACACACCTTTTAATCCTAATGAGATTAATCTGCGGTCTGCAATATACCGAATATACTTCTTAACATCTTCTGAAGATAAACCTTCCATGGCACCCATTTGAAATGCCAAATCAATAAACTTATCCTCTAATTCAACCATCTTTTCTGCAATGGTGTATAGTCTACCTTTTAATTCATCATTCCAGATTTCAGGATTTTCATTTATATATGTTCTAAACAACTTAATCATAGATTCACAATGTTGTGTTTCATCTACGATAGACCATGTTACAATTTGTCCCATACCTTTCATCTTTCCGTGGCGGGGAAAATTCAATAACATAATAAAGGAACTAAACAACTGCATACCTTCTGTAAATGCTGAAAATGTGGCAATATGTGCAGCTGTGTTCTCTTTTGTGGTATTCTTATTAGAAATATCTAAAACATATTCATGTTTCTCTTTCATAGCCTGATATTCTAGGAAGTCATTGTATGTTGTTTCAGGTAGACCTAATGTTTCAATAAGGTGTGAGTAAGCAGCGATATGTAACGCTTCTCTGGCTGCGAATCCTAACAACATCATACGAATCTCAGGTTGTGGAAAGTATGGTAGGTAATTATTAACATAACCACCTGCCACATCAATGTCACCTTGAGTAAAGAAACGAAAGATATGAGTTAAGAATTGTTTTTCTTCTTTAGTAAGTTTCTTCTTCCAATCTTTAACATCTTCCAACATAGGAACTTCTGTGTGCATCCAATGTGACTGTTCATGTTTCAACCAAGCATCATATGCCCACGGATAGTTAAATGGCTTGAATGAAGTTCTTTCGTCTGTTACTCTTGAGTCTATTTTTTTAATCATTATTTTCCTTTAAACTGCAAATGAAGAACCACAACCGCAAGTTGTTTTTGCATTTGGGTTTTTAATTGTAAACTGGCTGGCCATTAAATCTTCGATGTAGTCAATTTCTGCACCTTGTAGATATTGCATACTCATAGCATCAACTAAAACTTTAAAATTATCATTGATTGGAAATTCAAAATCATCTTCATTCTTTTCTTCATCAATAGTAAATCCATAATTAAATCCAGAACAGCCTCCACCTTGAACAAAGGTTCTTAAAGAGGCCTTAGGATTCTTCTCATGAACTAGTATGTCGATGATTTTTTCTTTTGCTTTGTCTGTTATGGTAATCATTTATCCCTCACAAGCGATACAATCATTACCTTGAGCAATTTGTGTCATGTCGAGTTCTTTGATAACTTCTCTTTCAATCTTCTTAGAGACTTTATCTGCTTTACCAATCTTTTCTGAACGGCAATAGTATAGAGTTTTCAATCCTTTTTTCCATGCCATGAAATGAATAGCATGAATGTATTTGATATGAGCATCCGGTCTAAAGAACAAATTCAATGACTGTGCTTGGTCAATATATTGTTGTCTATCGGCAGCCAATTCAATTACCCACCGTTGGTCGATTTCCATCGATGTCTTGAAAACATCTTTTTGTGTTTCATCCAATATTGATAGGTGTTGAACTGAACCATCATTGGCAATAATAGATGACCAAACATCATTATATTCATCTTCACTTTCAACTTTTTGTTTGATGATTGCATCTAACCAACGATTCTTATTTAAGAAAGAGCCTGATAAAGTATCTTGGCGATAAGCATTGGCACGATAAGGTTCAATGCTAGGACTAGTATTCCCCATGATAATGGAAGAAGAAGCATTGGGAGCAATAGCCATAACATGACTAAACCTACGACCAGTGCCAACCGCATCAGGAGCTTCGCCTCTTTCGGCACCAAGTTGCATATTAGCTTCATCTAAACCTCCTTTGATATGTTTAAATATTCTATTATTTGCAACTTTAGCCATCACTCCTTCAAATGCGATTCCGTTTCTTTGTAAGTATGCGTGGAATCCAAGAGCACCAATACCAATGCTACGCTCTTGTTTCGCAGAAAATTTAGCCCGAGCAATGGCATCAGGAGCATTGTCGATAAAATACTGAAGAACATTATCAAGCATTTCAGCAACATCACGAAGGAATAACGGATTGTCTTTCCAATCATCGTAAGTCTCCAAGTTTAGGGAAGAAAGGCAACATACAGCAGTTCTTTCTTCATTAGTAGGTAAAATAATTTCTGAACAGAGATTTGATTGATGGACTTTTAATCCTTTTTCTTTTAACCAGCTTGGTAACTCTCTGTTGCTAGTGTCGATATAGTGAATATATGGTTCACCTGTGTGCATACGGAGTTCTAGAATTTGCTGCCATAAATTTTTAGCAGAAACAACTTCACGAACTTCACCAGAATGTGGGTCTTTTAATTCCCAATCATCACTCGATTCGGGGTCTAACATACACTTCTCAATGATTTGCATAAAATCATCTGTAATGTTAATTCCGTGGTGTAGATTCAAACAACGAACATTGGGGTCACCTGTTGGTTTACGCATCTCTAAAAATGGAATAATATCAGGATGAGAGATATCCAAATAGGCTGCATATGAACCACGGCGAGTTCTTCCTTGACGATATGCTAATGATGATGCATCATAGATTTTAAGGTGAGGCATTACACCAGTTGATTTATCATCAGCAGCACGAATACCAAAACCAATACCTACACCACCTCCAAGCATTGATAACCAATTAGTTTCAGAAAGGTTATCAACTAAGCCTTCCGCAGTATCTTCAATATAGTTAAGGAAACATGATATAGGCATACCACGCTTACTACGACCAAAAGAGAGAATGGGAGTAGAATAAGAGAGCCAATGCTTACTACTGTATTCATATAGCCTCTGTGCGTGTTCTTTATTGGTAGCAAACGATTTTGAAACATATGCGAATCTGTGTTGTGGAGAAGTTTCATCTTCTCGCATATATGATTCTTGTAGTCTTTTGATTCCGAGTTCATCGAATAATTTATCTCTTTCTAAATCTATCTTAATACCTAGATATTCCATGTCCACCCACTTGTTGTTATTTTGTTATGAATTCATTAATCATCGGAAAAACTGGTTCGATTGCTTTTGCACAAGCGATTGCAATTTCACGATGCTCTTTTTGTGTACCATTTGCGCTTCGAAGCTGTATATAGTGAACCCAAGACCTAAGAGTTCCATTCATATACAACCTTGAAACGGTAATACCTTCAGGTAATACTGCTCTAGCCTGCTCTTTGGCGATACCGTGTTCAATAGCCCAACGATATGCTTTTTCAGCTGCTACAATAACATAATCTTGTTGTGTTTCCCAATTCAGTTGCAATCCAATATTATCAGTTTCAATACTGTTTTGACGATTCTTCTCATCTTGAAGTCTTGCTTCTTTGAATTCAAATCCTAAATCTGCTACTGCGTATCTTTGGGAAAATTCTTGAAATGAGAATGAACGATGTCTTAATATTTGTCTTGCAATATCCCTCGTAGTTTCAATTTCTAAACATATATTCACCATTTCTAAAGGTGACCAATGTTGATTTTTAATCAGATAACGAATTAGTTTTTCACTTGTTTCATGATTTGCTTGATTACTTGGATTTGAAACTCTAGCACAAAAGGCAATCAGTTCAGTTAAGTTCTCAGCAAATCTTTCTGCTGGTTGTGTGTATGATATTAATTCTACTTTCATTTTATACTTTTTTCCAATTCACGAATTCCATCTTTGCTCTCAAATTAACAAAGGTATTTTTACTTATTATATCTTGAATTTCATCCAGTGAAAAGCCAGATAATACCATGTCATTAACATCTTTTTCTTCAATCATTTCTGGCCATATAACTACATTAAAATGATTCTCTATGGCCACTTCCATCTTCTTAACAATCTCTTTGTTACGTGGCTCATTGTCAAAGATTAAAACCACCTTGGACTTGTCCAATACACTGGTAATCGATTCCAAATTAGAGTCTGCTGTCGCTACTGCATTATCGATAAACATTGAATCGATAGGACCTTCAACGACATATATTAATTTATCCAAATCTATCCTGTCAAGACCATATATTTTTTTATTATCTTCATGCAGTTTTACTGTGATATATCGTAATTTAGATTCACCTAAAGAACGACCTTGTAATGCAATTAAATTCTTTTCTTCATCATAAAAAGGAATGACTAAACGCTTATCGTCTTTAGAGAGCTCTTTCTCAATCCCCAAAGAATGTATGAAGGCTGCGAAATCTTCCGCATAATATAGTTGCGAGTGAAAGGTCTCCGGAATCCGTCTTTGCTGAACATACACTTTAGCAAAATGCGCCTCTGGTAACAAGTCAATTGATGGAAGTTCCAACGACTTTTTAAAAGACGGCTTTTCCGTTTTGAATTCTTCAAAGTTGGGTTTTTCATAGTTGTTATTTCCCGTTTCACCATTTTTATATCTTTCAAGAGCATACTCTTTTACAATAGCTGGGTCAACTTGTTTCAAGAAATTATAAAAAGTGGTTGACACACCGCAATTATGACACATATAAAAATAGTCATTCTTTTTGCGGTAGACGTAACCACGGCTTTTGGTTTTATTTTTCTGTGAGTCGCCACAGAGCGGACACCTAAAATTATAAAGGTCATCTTTCTTTTTAGCAAACCTTTGTAATTTTGGCGAAATTTGTAACAGAAAATTTCTGTCGATGAAAACACTCATAATATATTTATTTCAAAAAAAGAAAATTATTTAATTTATTTGCCTAATGCTTTGACAATTATATCAAGATTTAGGTGAGAAATCAAGTAGGATAGAACAACAATACCACCGGCAACCATCCACTTCCATTGTAAAAGTTTATCCAAAGACTCTTTTTCTTTTCGGTTGTGTTCCGACATCTCTTTTCTAAGAGATTTAAATTCTTCCATAATCTTCTCATTGGATTCAGACATTTTATCCAAAACGGTATCAATTCTTTCATGAATTTCTTTTACGTCAGCTTCCGTTTCTAATCTACGTTGGTTCATGTCCGAGTATACCTTTGCTATATGTCTATCGTGTTGGTCGACCAGTTTCTCAATGACTTGGTCCATTTTATTGCATAAAGCAGAAAGTGTCAATACCTGAGTCTTTAAAATACCTACATCAACTTTTACGTCTGTTAATTCGTTTGGGTCTTGTTGTGCCATCTTATGTTCCTAAAATAGTCAGAGCTCTTTTATAGTTTTCTTCTCTTTCAGCCAATCCAAGCTGGCCACCATTTATAATTTTTGTCATGCCTCTTATGTCATCAACATCGGCATAACTGTTTAAATTTTTATTAGTCCAAAACAAGCAGGCGGCTTCTGCGGCACCTTGTTTAGTTTCTAGATATTCACACACATCATCCAAATTTTGAGTATTCATACTAATCTGTTCAGCAAATTTTTGATAGTTATATTTGCCTGTCAGTTGTATTATTCCCCTACCACGATACTTCCATCCATCTCCACTAGATTCGTCACCATTACCTAAACGATTTGCATATACATAATTAGCAATCTTTTCAGGTTGTCTTGCATATTTATTTACTTGGTCAGTTGTAGTAAATCTTTTTGGCCAGGTCATAATCAAACCCTTGGCACTATAATTTAAATTCTCAACTAATCTAGTAAAATGCGCCGATTCATGAGAACATTGAGCAATAAAGGCGGCTATCCTCTGTGGAGAGTCTATGTTATATTTAGGCAATAAATCATTTAAAATGTCACACCAATCATTAGAATCTTGTTTAATACCCAGCTGTTCCAACTGTTGTGGTGAAATCATAACTTCCTTTCGAATTCCTCATCTTCTTCAGATTTTTTTATTTTTATTTTTCTTTCGAGTACCACAGAATTTTCTTCATTATTTGGGTCTTTGACCATTTTACCAATTAAAGCATTTGCAACCCATGCTCCCATGTATCCAATAAAATACCATTCAGAGAGTTTGTCGTGAGATATGAGATAAACGAAACCCCAAGTAGAAACAATCCAAGCACCAAACCTAGTTAATTTTCTTTCACTTAGTTTTCCATTAACAGTAATTAAATCTGTGAGATATATGTCTGACCTATTATCATTATTTAAATTATAAAGATATAGAATTCCACTCAATACAATTAATCCTAAGATTACCCACATCAAATCGTTAGATAGAAATAGTGACCAGTTCATTATTTCACCTCGTTGAATATTTTTTGTTGTTCATTATACCATTTAATCCAAGCATCTACTTTTATTTGACATTCTTTGTATTGACCATAGTTCGATACAACAACATCTACCACATCACTCATTTTAGAGTTTTCTGATATGGTCTTTAGGTCTGGACAAGATTCTTTTAAATCTGCTGGTATCATTGGAAAGTTTCTACCTACAGGAACAGTAGTGCAAGCTGAAAGAAGTAAAGCCAAAGTAATAATTAATACTTTCATTTTTTATTTCCTTTGGCTGCATCATTTAAAATACCAATAGTATTGTTTGATACTTTACACTCAGCGTTCATTAAAGAAGTGTTATCTTGTATTCTTTTCTTTAATTCATTCTGTGCTTGATTTAGTTCTTTTTGTTTTCGAGCCATTTCGGTAACTAATTTGGTGTTTGACTCAGAACTTTTAACCTCGGATTGAGCAACTCTTTTTTCCAATTCGTTTACTTTTAGTAACCAAGAATTATTATTACTGATGGCACCTTCAAAGAATATACCAAACACTAAAACAATGATTGAAACAACTTGTATAGGGAGTTTATATTGACTTATGAAAGGGAGGAAACTAAAGAAAAAGCTTGCAACTATTCCTAGTATGCCAGCAATAACAGCTATATGAAATATAAAATCTGGTAATATATTAATCAACCACATTTTACGCTTTCGGTGGTTTTCTCCGAATCGTCATCATGACTGGAGTTTTTTTCTTGTCTCTACGAACAGCAGAAGCACTAGCTGGGTCGGTTGATGTTGCAACACCAGTGACATTTGTTGGACCAACTGAACCATCTTCATTAACAGATTTCCAACCACCACCCATAGCTTTATATTTTTTTGATGCCCATCCATTTGCATATGCGGATGGGTATACTGCAAATTTAGATTTGGCGGCCGCCTTAGCACGAGCCCATTTTTCTGGACTTGTAGGAACATTCTTTTCGTCTAGAACTCTCATTACCCATTCTTCTTCACCTTCTAAGACAGGAATATCAAATTCTTCAGGTACACAATTTGGTACCATTTTACTACCTTTTTTCTTCAAACCTTTGGCTGTATATCCGTCCCAACAGGCTTCATCTACTTCTTCTGTCTTTACATTGATTGGTGCACCACGGCGTTCTGGATTAGGATCCTCTCTACGCTTTCTTTGAGCTGCAGAAGCACGAGCTTCTTTACCTATTGCGTGAGCCTTTGCTTGAGGTAAACACTTTGGTTTACCTTCACCTGGTTCTCTGGCACAGTCACCTTTGATATTACCTTTGGTGTCCATACGAACCCACTTCTGTTTGAACCACTTGCGTAGGTCCTCATTTAATTCTGTTTTGGCATCTTCTAAACTAGGATATGAACCAATCTTTTCATTGTCTTTATAAACAACAAATGAGTTATCGACTTTCTCTATCCAGTTCGTACCATCATGGTATACGATTGAACCGTCATGTTCTAGTATATACTGTTTAAATGATTTCATATTTTTCTTAGTATCTCTGCGATATTTAAATCAACAGGTATTTCTGTTGTTCTTATTGTTTTGCCGTTTACACCACGAACAATCTCTGGTAGAATATTCAAGTATAACAAAAATGTTTTTAAAATATCATAATCTCTTTCATCTACTCTATAAAATAATATTCTTGCAGATGCTTCTGGACCAAAAACATTATTTAATAGAATAATATGATTTAATATTAATCTTTCTTTTAGAGTTTTAGTGACCTTATACCTACGAAATAATCTTTTTAAATATTTCGTTCTTTTAATGTCTCCCTCAAATTCCGACATAATACAATTTGGTGTGTTATAACACTTCATCGCATACATCATAAAATTATCTTCATTCAAATCATCAAACATTTTATAATTATTCTTCTATGTCGTTATCCTCAGGTTCCTCAAGAAGTTCAGCTAATTCATCTTCATCGAAAATTTTTGCTTCAGTTTCATAATGACCATCGTCTTTCATTTCATAAGAATAATAAAAAAAGTGTTGTGTTTCATCCAAGTTGTTCAACTTTTCTACCGAACCTTCTAACTCAGCACCTGACTTAGCACCAAACTGGTCTATTGCAATAATTTCTTCGCCTTCTTCCATATCCTTAAAGGTAACCTTGGGGAGAGATATACCATATAAGCTTAATACTTTGGTTGCTCTAAACCAATCTGTATATGGACTAACTGAGTGACCAGCTGATGCTAAGGCTAAGTTTCGGTTTATTTCTTGTCGAGTATTTTCACAAGAGATTCCACTCTTATCTTTTATTATAACAGCAGTGGGGAAATTAAAATCTCCCCCTTCCCTAATGAACTCTCGAAACTGCTTCATTAAACACCTGAGAATACTGAATTGGTACTTGTATTTCCTGAACTTACATTGAGAGCAGTAGGTTCAGCAAGAACAACCAAAGTTTCTCTTAGTTGACGCTTAGTGCCGTCATTGTTCACTTTATAAGTGAATCGATTCCAGCCTTGGTGAATACCACTATTAGCACCAGCAATTAATGCATTGGCCAAACGTGTACCAGTTACTAAAATCGTGTCGTTAGCAAAACGAGATTGTGCATTAGAACCATAATTAATTGCGGTACCAAAGTAAACTCTTTCACCAGCAGCTATAGTTCCGATAACATTGTTTGCAAAACGAACAATACTGTTTCCAGCATCAACAGCACGAACTGAATTGTTAGCTCTGTAATAAACGATATCCGTAACAATAGATGTATCGAAATAACGAGATAAAGCGTTGTTCGCATCTAATGTGTATGCATATAGTCCAGCTGTGATACCTGCTGTTGTTGGATTAGTTGTAAAAACAACTGTGTTACCTGCTGTAGTTGCATTAGCGGTAACTAGGCTTGCGACCTCTACAATTTGACGCATCTCTGGAAAGAGAGGCTCATTGTTTGCTCGGTCAGTTTTTCCCCAAATTGGCATTTTTTTCTCCTTATTAACCTCGGGTTTGTTAGTTATTTATCTAAATTAATTCGGACTCTTTTTACCATCTTTTGAGAACACGTCTGGTCCTGGACGATTGTTCATTAATGGGTCAATTTGAACTGAGTCTCTTTTTTCACCTGTTAGTGTTTTACCACCATACATTACAGAACGAGCCCCAGGTTTATTATCACCATAAGATTCTTCTTCTTCTGTTTTTTTGATTTTAACACCTTTACCTATAACCTGGGTGTTTTTGTCATCTTTTTCCCAATCGTAAGTTTCTTCTTTCATATTCTTACGTTTGTAGATTGATTTAATAATACGAGCAGATTTAGACATTTCACGTTTCTTTGGTGAAACATCATCAGTATTATTTGCACCATCAAAAGGCATTAATGTTGCTGCCTGTGAATCTTGATATGCATCTTCACTGGTTGGTTTACGACCAGTTAAACGGTCTAAAGCACGGTCCCAAGAAGCAGAACGAGATTTAATTCTCTTATTGAAATCTTTTCTGTCCATGCCAGGTTTCTTGGTAGGAACAACATCTTGTTGGCCTAACCAAGATTTTACAGTAGATTTTTTGAGTTCATCAATCTGTTCAGTTTCTTCTTGTGATAATTTCTTTTGATATTTTGCCATTTGAGCATATGTGTCAGCAGTTTTTGGCATATCTTTAGATGTTTTAGAATAGTGTGTATATCTGTCTGATTTTGCAGCAGCCACTTTCTTTTTCACATCTTTCATAAATTCACCAGATTCTTCTATTTGTTCTATTTCTTCCCTAACAATTTTTTCAACACTATGTAATGTATCTTCTTTGCCATCTTTTCTTTGTAAAACATTTAAAGTTTTGGCTTTAGCTTGTGCGTGTTTATCGTTATTGGCATGAAAGTGAACAACATATGACAACTTACCATTCTCATCATGGAAAATGGCAGCATGAGTTGCAGGTGCGTGTTCTGAATTTGATGCTTCTTCTTTATTCAAAGATTTTTCTAAACGGTCGATAGCACCTTTCATATCTTCTTTACCAGAAGCATGACGTGCTTTCATTTCTCTTTCTGCATCATCATGCTTTCTAGCTCTTTCGGCAGCAGCTTGGCGAAACTTGTCTAATGCTGTGCCTTGAATAGTTTTGGCTTCTTCTAATTCAGATTCTTCTTTGACTTTATGTTTACCTGTGGCAACATAATCATAATCAGCCATTGAAAGAGTTCCTTTATTACGAATCTCAATTAATCTTTCTGTTAAACTATGCAAATCCATATCTGTCTTAGCATCTTCACGAGCATATTCTAACAAACGAATCATCAAAGGAATATCAACAGTAATTGTATCTGTTGCATCCACTTCTTCTGTAAATCTAGCATACTTTGTTAAGTAATTAATTGTCTTTTGTCTAGTCTTAGGATTTTCTTTTTTATAGATTCCTGTTTCTTTTTTTTCTTTTTCTTTAGACTTTATAATTTTCTTAACATCAGCTGCGGTCTTTTTTCCTGGATCCATATAATTTTCATCAATTTCAGATTCATGTAATCCATTAGTTGTAATGGCAGCAGGTTTAACCTTGTGCATATGTTTTGCTTTTTTCAAAGCGTGCTGGCGTAATTCATATGGTGAATGTTGGGTAGTCATAGTCTCATCTAGTTCGGTTTCTTCAAACTGATGGTCTTGTTTCCACTTTAAGAATGTACCAGATTTAGCGTGAGAGATTTTAGTATCTTTTGAAACAAATTTAGGATTGATACCCTTCGATAACAAGTATCTGTCTAAAAGAGATTCTGCGATATTGGCTTTAGCTGCCCATGGATCCATAGGGTCAACTATTTTACCTCTTGCAGGTTCTGGATTCATTTTAACCAAATCTTTTAACTTTTTCATATTATTTCTCTGATAAATCGTTTTTAACTTTTTTAAATGCTTGACGAGCTAAGTCACGAGCACGGCTCATTGGTGTGTGTTTTGCACCTGATTTGTCGGTAACAACATCTTTTATTTTGGTGTATGGTTTATCAAATGGAGGAAGATTATTATCTTCTCTCATTGGACCACCACGATACTTAACTTTGGTAGATTTACCATCAGCACCAGGACCAACGTCATCACTTTGTGTAGTAGGTAAACGACCTCTTAATGTATCTTTGCTACGAACTTTTGGGTCGATTTCTTCTTGAACATTGGCAGCTGTCATGAATTTCTTACGGTCAAAACGAGGATTTTGACGATGAAAAATTTCAGCATGATGTTGTGCTAACTCTTTACGTTTATCATGTGAATCATGAGTTTTAATTAGGTCTGCAACCATTTGAAAGTCTTTACGAGAAACTGCCTCATCCAATTCTTCTTTCATCGCTTGTTTTGTAGCAGTAGCATACATTACATCTTTTGCTTGGTCACCATAACGTGCTTTGAAACCAGCTAAACCTTTTTTCATACCTTTAACAATCTTTTCACGCTTGGCCATTTCATCATCGGTCATCTTGCGTTCTTCCAAATCATAAATTTCCAATAAACAATCAATATCTTCATCTGACCAATCTTCTTCTTCTTTACGCAATTTAGCTAGAATCGCACCAGCGACTTTTTCACCACGTTCTTTAGAACCATATCTTTCGCCAGCTTTAGCTGCAATCTTGGCAAACATTTTACCTGGTTTACCAATATCTTTACCGGCTGCGGCCGCTTTTGCTGAATAACCGGCTTTCTCATCTAGTTCTTCAACTTCTTCATTTCTAGCTTTGGCTAAATTTTGAGAAGCAGAGATAGAATCTTTAGATGGTGCTTTGACTTCTGCTGGAGTTAAAGGTGCATCACCTTTTTGTTTACGCAAATAAGCTGGAATATCTGAACGCTTAACACTTTCAATCAATTTATCTTTGAAAGACATTTCTTCTTTCATTTCTTTTTCTTTAGGACCTTTAATATCATCAACCGCAGATTTAGTTTGGTCTTTACGAGCTTTCTTAGAATCTCCGTAACGATGACCATAAACTTTCATACCTGTTGGTGTAGGAACTTTTTCTGAAGTGGCTTCTTGAACGGCTTCACCGTAAGTGACAGTCTCACCTTGAATACGAACAGGATATGTTTTACCCTTAAAGGTGAACATCTTTTGGCCAGATGAATGTGCAGCATAGGCAGCTTTACGCAAACCGGTCTCATCGAGGTCAGCCTCATCCATTTTCTTTTCACTAATGACCGAATTTACGGCCTCCAACATTGATTTTGTTACTTTACTTTTTGTGAACATTTTATTCTCCGTTATTAACAGTTCCACTTGCGTAATGCTTTGTTGATTCTTGAATCCGGGTCATTTGCAGTTTTAGCTGAAGTCAATCTTTTCTTCATACCACCCATTCTGGCACAGAAAGACTTTCTACGCTTAGCTGCTTTTGAACCTGGTTTTAATTTTGATGGTTTTGTTGTTACTGCCATCGAAAGCTTTGAACCTGGATTTTCTCTACGATAAGAAGCAATACCCTTACGGTTTAAACCACCTTCGGGGTCTTTTCCTGCTGATGTTTGCCAAGCAGGAGATTTTTCATCTAGGTATTCTTCATTGATGAACTGCTTAAATGTTCTCATCTTTTTTCTTCTTCTTTTTGATAGTATAATATCCTGCCGTAGCAAACTTCTGTAAAGGAGTTTCTAAAGGTTCTTTGTTTGTTGCGCCATGTTCACCACCTGAAACACCCATATCAAAGGCACCTGGGTCATCTATCGCCTCAACAAACTGTTTAAATTTCTTAAAATCTTTTTGTTCACTATATGTGACGTTGCCAAGTCCTGACATAGGGTATACTGTTCCCTGTTGGCGTGTATCGAATTCTGGTCCAACCCCTTGAGCTCTAATAGCTCCACTAGCTTGATTTGACCACTTCCTCTTACTATTTATTTCGTCTTTGTCTTTTTGGAAGTTTGGCTTCTTGGGCGGCGGGTAGACTTTGATTTTTGGTTCTTCGGCTTCAACGTAGGTACGGAAGATGTAACTGGAGTTTGGGGCAACGTCACCGTCTCGGACGTCATCGATTTTTCCAAGTTTTCTTTGGAATTGCATGACGGGGGAGTTGTTGTCTCGCAAGGGTTTACCGTTGGTTTTACCTTTAATATATTTACTAGAAAATCTATTAATTTTTTGAACATTTTTTTCTTCCTTAAAGTTTCTTTCTATCCAATCTTCGGATGTTTCATTTACAGTCTTAACATCTAAAAATTTCTTTGTAAATTCATATACTTCATGAATATCTTGTTCTTTAGTTTCAATATTTCCGGTATTGTCAAAAGAAACGAAACTAATAAATCCTTCATTGAAATATTTAGTATTTCTCTGAGATTTAATCCATTTATCATGACGGATTGATTCTACCATCATTCTTGATAATAGTGAATTTCTTTCTTTACTAACTTCATCAGTTGTGCTGACGAATACCATCATTGTTTCGTAACCTAGTTCTTCAAGTTCTTCTTTGATGTAACCAATCTTTTCTCTATCGTCAGCTGGACCATTAATAATTAAAGGACCACGAGTTCTGATAGCCTCTCTGCGAAAGTCTCCTGATTTTTCTGATAATTTCTGTTTATCAGCTAAGTAATCTCTGGCTTGTATAAAGTTTAACTCTACAATCTTGCTTTCGGCAATAGCGTCACGAATTATGATGTCTTTACCTGAACCTGGACCACCAGTAACAAAAATAGCTTTAAATTTGCCACGACTAAAATCTTCATGCAAACCCATACCTTTTCTTGTGTCGTGCATCAGTTCTTTAGCGTGTTTATCTGACACATGACTAGGAATGCCTTTTTTGAACTCATGAACATTGTTGCTCTTGGCGTGTTCTCTCATCTTAGAGGCTGACATACCTTCAGTTCCCTCTGCATCAGGGTCACGATGTCCAGCAGAATGAACGGTAATCTTTTTAAAGTTATATAATGCACCCTCATGTGTGCCGTTATATTTGTGTAATTTTTCTTTCATTTCTTTAACACGGTCTGAACCAACAACCATATGCAAATGTGTCACACCTTGTTTGTGTGCTTTTTCTGCATGATGTAGAAATGTAGGATGCTCTTTTGATGATGTTTCAAAATTTGTACCAGGTGAATATCTCTGTAAGTGTTTTACTTTCTGTTCACCAGATAATGGATTCTTTTTAGAATCTTGGGAATGTGAAACTACAACGGAATGTGATGCATCGTGTTTTGAAGCAACTTCTTTGACTTTATCGATAAGTTTCAAATGACCTGTCGTAGGAGGATTCATACGACCAAACGTCATAACATGGTGTTTTTCACCAGTTTGTTTTTCTTCAACTAACTGTAAAAATGATTTCATTTTCTTACTTTTAAAAGGTTTGCTTTTGCGAATTCTGTCCTATTTACCAACTTTGTTGGCTCACCTGCATGGTGAACAACGAATCCTTCAGGTTTGGACTTCTTACTATCTATATGATGTTCCAAACCGCCTTCGTGTTGATTTAAAGTATTAACTAACACATTTTTTGCTTGTTGTAAGTGGTGATGCATTTTCAACAAATTATTATAATGTTCTTGATTGTTTTCAATGTGATTAGTATGCGATTTAGCTTCAGTTTCCTTACGTGCTTGTGCAGCTGGAGTTTTTAACTTTGCAGATGCTTTCTTATACTTGTCTTGAATATGTTTTTGTAGACCTTTTGCAGTTGGGACTTCATCAGTTCTAACTGTATGGTTAATATATGTGGACAAGTGGCCAGTTTCACCACGGTGGGGTTCTGTAGCATGATACATTTGTTTACCGTGTTTATCGTGTATCTCTTGTGCAGCTGCCATATGTTTCTTAAACTGTTCTTGAGCTTTGTCAGAATAATTTACTTTACTGGTATCATGTTCAGCTGATTTGTGCCACACATCATCGTGTTGTTTGAAGTTGTGAACATCTGGATGTGGGTCGGCTTTCATATCGGTAATATTCTTACCGTGATATTGCGTATGCACAACAACACCAACTTTTGCCTTTTTAATTTTGTCAGCCTGTTCACCTTTGGCTGTGTATTTTATGGTATTTGGAGTAAATGAGACACCACCTTTGTGTTCATGTTTATCGTCATGACCAAACATAATGTCACCTTGATACACTCCTTTCTTAGGAGTGACCTTGGCAAGGTGTAAGGCGTCTTTTAATTTACTAACCAAACCTGGTGCGTGGCCGTGATTCTTCTCAATATCTTTTTCAGTATAGTTAATCTTTGGGTTCTTATTGAAGGCTGACTTACTTGCCACAAAAAACTTACCATTTTCTGGATGGTGACCAAAAACCACAGCTGGCGAACCATCATATTTCATGGTAAGATGTGAACTGTGGCCACCAGACTTAATATGCTCATGAGAAGTATTTAATGCATCTCTGGCGTGTTCAAATCCTTTACCACCATGAAACAATGGCCTATCTTCAGCATGGTGAATATGCTTTAGTTTTCCATCAGCTTCTTGAGTTTCTTCTTTAAGAAACGTTAAAAACGACCTCATTGATTTCCTTCTTGAATTGCAACACACTTTGGTTGCCGGTTTGCTTATTTATACAACATTTAATTTATCTATGCCAAATTTTAAAAAAATTGGGTTAGATACATAGTGACGAAAATGTTGGATTTAAAATTGAGTTCCTTCAAAATCTAACCAATAATTGGTCATCCTACCTTTACCTTGCAATAAGTAAAATGGTAGTGTATGAACCAATCCTCGGCTGGAACCATAGTATATCAGGTCTTTAGGTCCTCTGTCAAGTGCCCATGCAAAGTGACTAGAACCAGTATCACCACCAATAAAGATTTCGGTGGTGGTAATGTGGTAATAATTCTGAACAAAGTTGGTAGAATATCTCCATCCTTCAAATGGACAACCTTCGGTAGGTTCACCTTTTTTACAGATTATTTTCTCATAATCTCTATATTCTTCGGTACTCTATTTTTCAACAGAACCAGGAAACCAATCGTTACCTTGGAGAAAAGTTAATGTTTGGGACTTCCGTGATATATCTGGCGATTTAGTTAAGATACCAAATAATGCTCCAATGGAGAAAAAAATTGCTGTGTTTCCTTTGTTTGATGCACCATACAATGTATGGCGAAACTGGCCAAAACATGTGTTTGAACAAATCATACAGAAATTTTCTACCGAAGAATACAAAGATTATGAAAAAATAATCTGTATAAAGGGACACTTTGGTGAATCTTGCCCATTTGAGGGCTGGCGGTATTCTACCAACTTTGTTCAGAATTATTACCATATTACCACAGCAGAAGTCTTTGTGGGTGGTGACACAGGTTCTAGCCACTTTGCTTGGGCGCTTGACAGAGGACCTAAAGACCTGTTATACTATGGTTCTAGCCGAGGGCTTATACATACATTACCATTCTATCTTATGGAAGGCAAAGGTAAAATGACAACTTATTGGTTAGACTTTGAAGGAACAAAATGGGATTAGAATCTGCGGTACCACAATATATTATAAATGAACTCATTAAGAAAGCTAGAACAACTCCAGCTGGTTGTTTTGTGGAAATTGGTGTCTATAAAGGTGGAACAGGATATCAGTAGGCAGAACTAGCTAAAGAACAAAATCGTCAAATATTTTTATATGACACATTTGAAGGTATACCATATACATCAGATATGGATTATCACCAGGTTGGTGACTTTAATGATACGGACTATGAATCGGTTAAAAATGCTATACCATATGCAACCGTGATTAAGGGCCTATTTCCCGATAGTGCTGTAGAAATGCCTCCTATTGCATTTTTACACTTAGACTGTGACCAATACAAATCTGTTGTCGATTCGGTCAATTATCTATTACCAAAAATGGTAAAAAATGGTATAATTTGGTTTGACGATGCTGCACCTGGACAAAACGTAGAAAAAGGTCGTGTGAATGGTGCTCATTGGGCATTATTGGAACTTTTTGATGGTAAATATCAAGTAGATAAAAATTCAAATAAAGCTTTTGTGATAGTGTAAAACCCAACAAATTTGGGTCGTATATATCTAACCCAATAATTTAATCGTTGGAAACGGTTTGTACCA